TGCTTTAGCTTTAGTATAAGCCTTTCTTCTAGACTTACTCATAGCTGTTGGCTTGATCCATAGCATCCATCTCAGCATTAACTTGTTCCTCGTCTGTAAATGATCTATGACGTTCATTGAATACATCATAAGATACTTGTTTCTCTTGAGGGGATAAGAATGCCCATCCAACCATTGGTCCAGATGCTCTGATTGGTCTGTTCTGAGCTTCGATGTTCAATAGATCAGCTTTAGCTGACTTAAGGGTACGAATGGCTAGACTGTTGCCGATCTTATCTGAGTTGAGACGCTTGATCTCACGGGTAATAGCTGTAATTATGTCCATGTTTAGGCTTGTTTAAGTGATCGTAAGATCATTAGTAGTATTGATAATGCTGTAACTGAGACAATCAGGATAGCTATATGCTGAGAGTGCAGTAGTATTGATTCATTGATCATCTTGCGAATGTTGGTAAGTTATTACTACATGTATATGATTTGTACTTGATAAAGCAATTCATATTGTCGAACCTTTCTTGATTCTTGTAGTATACTTCGTCGTGATCGTAAGTACAATCAACGCCTTTCTTGTTCACGAATGTGATGATAGTTTTAGTACCGATCAATGATTTGCGTATAACGAATCTCTTCGTGCGTAATTCTGTAGCGTTTGCCATAATAGTTTGATTTAAGTTAAGTTGTTATAGTTTGATTTCATATATATTATCTATACGAAGTCGTATTAAGTTTGCACTTGGTTATTACCATGTCTGCTCAGACTCATAGCTGATGATAGACCCATACTCGACAGACGTCTGCTGCTCGGATGGCATGATTACACATAGAGCTGATACTAAGATCATGATGATCATTGCAAAGAATAGGTAAGCGTAAGCTAGATCTTTGATATATTGCTTGTTGTAGTTGTTCATAGTAGTAGTAGTTTAGATTCATAGATATTATCTATTCGTAGTCGTACTTAGTTTGTACTGATATGCGTATGCTGGAAGCTATATATATGGGTAGTTATATATGGGGATATATACATATGTGTATATGCTGGTGGGGGTGGGGCAAATCATTTGACTTTTGATTTAGGGGGGCTAGCCTGGGAGGAGGGGGGCAATGCAAGACTTATATATTTATAATAAAATTTTTTACAGTGACACAAGCCTAGTAAGAGATAAGAGTAACAGGCTACTGTCACACTGGTAAATTATTAGATAACGATGTGATTATACTGGAGTAAGATAAATACAAAGACATGGCATTCAAACGAAATGAGTGGGAATCAGGGCGTACTAATCCAGGTGCAAAATACAATGAAACTTGGACAGCAGCTAACTACGATAATAAGAAGACTAGAAGTGCTTACGGCAGTTCAAAGATTACATTAGAAGAGAATATCGGAGAAGGTCGCATGTCGAAGTTAAGCCAGTATAGGCAGGACAAGATAAATAATCGCAGCGAAGTACAGATACAACGCCATCTCGATGATGAGCAAAGGAAAGTCGATAGAGGTACAGGTTTATCTCCTGGTGATAAAAGAAGAGCTAATAGACGGAGACGTAAAGAGCTAAGACAAGTAGAAAGAACTAACAGAAAAAACGCAAGAAATAAATAAACATGGGATTACTAGACAGAATTAAACAAGGTGCAGCAAAACGTAAGGCTGATAAAGCTAAGAAGAATGCTAAATGGGAGAACCCAACTCAACCGGCTGCTAAACCGGCTGCTAAACCGGCTGCTAAACGCAATGGGTCTGGGCCTGATAAAAAAGGTAATGATAGCTACAAGCCATCTACAACTAAGAAACCTGCTACTAAAAGAGAACCTCAAAAGGTTATATCTCTAGAGAAGAAGAAGCCGCAGAAACTTCAAACAGCTGAGCTAAAGGATTCTAAGTTAAAGCCACGTACTAATACTGAGCCTAAGAAAAAGCCTTTATCTTTATATCAAAAAGACTTACTAGCTCAGAAGAACAAAACTGGCAAATACGCCGTTAAGAAGCCAGGACCAGACTATAGTAAGCCTCAACCTAAAACCCCAGCAAAGGGTCCTACTGATAGTAGAACTCCGGATCAAATAGCTAAGGGTAATAAGAGAGCTATAACGAACAGACATAACAAATCCAAGGCTAAAACCGGGGAGACGTATACTTATACAGACTCTAAGGGTAAGAAACAAACAGTTACGAAATAGCATGGAAAACAAGGAAGACAGAAAAAAGAAGAGAGCTGATAAGAAAGAATCTAGAGCTCACGATAAGTCCGCTAAGAAAGCATTCAGAGAGGATCACTCAATACTTGATAGGCTGAAGATGAAATTCGGGCGTAAATACTAACAAACCAATACCATGGAAAAACCAACAACCGTAGAGTGTGAACACTTTACTATTAAAGAGAACTGGAGAATTACACAACTACAGAATGGATACTATCAAACAGAAATCAGAGGAGAAGAGGGTTGGAAAGCGATTACGCGTAGAACTACTATCTCTGGAGCTGAAGAAGCTATCAATGGCAGTATCGAACACTATAAGAAAAGACTGGAATTCCTTGATGGACCGAAAGTAATAAAGACATTTTAATTTAATTAAATTTATTTCATGGAATACAATATACCAAACGAATTGGTTAAGCAGCTTGACTTCGGTTTAGATGCTGAATCAAAAATTATAGCTGGGGTTAATAAACTAGCAAAAGCCGTAAAATCCACTCTAGGTGCTTCAGGTAAGTGCGTAATATACGAGGACGGACGCGGTAGACCGATCATAACAAAAGACGGAGTAACCGTTGCAGAAAGCGTAGTCTTATTTGATGCGGTCGAAAACATGGGAGCAACCTTGGTTAAGGAAGCAGCTCGAAATACAGTTAGAGAAGCAGGGGATGGTACCACTACGGCAACCGTTCTAACGGAAGCCCTGATTAATTCTATACGCACTGCCGTCGCTGCAGGAGCGAAAATCCGAGAAGTAAAAGAAGGAGTAACAGCTTGTCTAGCTGATGTAGTGAAACACTTAGAAGATTCAGCCGTTGAAGTAGATGGTGAGATGCTTAAAGCCGTTTCCACTATTTCCTGTAACAATGATAAAGACTTAGGTGCTATTATTGCTGAGGCTTACGAGAGAGTAGGTAAACACGGAGTAGTACTAATGGAGGAAAGTGAAACGGAAGATACATACGTTGACATCGTAGACGGGGTTCAGATTGAATGCGGTTTAACTTCACCCCACTTTATTACTAACGTGGAGAAGCAGGTTGCGGAGATGGAAAATCCCCTAGTTTTAACTGTTTCCTCTGAGATACCTAACGTACGTAAAATACAAGGTATACTAGAGCATGCTATACAGAACAATAGAAGCTTACTTATTGTAGCACCAGTTTCACAGCAAGTTAAATCGGCTTTGCTAATGAATAAAGTTAAAGGTAATATCAAGGTTAATATAATTGACGTACCTGGATTTGGTCCTACGAAAGTAGATGCAATGGAGGATTTAGCTATCTTAACGGGTAGTACTGTTCTTAACGAAGAACTTGGAGATGACCTTGATTTGATTACAGTTGAACATCTAGGTGAGGCAGATTTCGCTGTCACGGATGATAAGACAACTACTCTCACTTTAGAGGAAGTTAATCCAGACATCGAAGAAAGAGTTGCAGACCTCCAAAAAAATATTTCTAAAGAGAGTAACGGTTTTCTTAAAAAGAAACTAGAACAAAGATTAGCCACACTCTCCGGTAGTGTAGGAATTATCAAAGTGGGCGCGGATTCTAAAGTTGAAATGAAAGAGAAGAAGGATCGAGTGGAAGATGCTATATATGCAACCAAGGCAGCTCTTAAAGAAGGGATCGTCGCTGGTGGTGGAATAGCCCTTTTAGATGCATCCAAAAAAATCTCTCCCACTGACGTGGGATACGAAGCTTTATTAGAAGCAATCCGATCTCCTTACCAAACAATCCTAGATAACGCAGGCATCGTAGCTTCCGTTGAGTTCCCAGTGGGGATGGGGATTGATGTTGTAACTGGTGATACGGTTGATATGGTTAACGCTGGTATAATAGATCCGGTTTTGGTTACAAAATCGGCGCTGAAAAATGCGGTGAGTGTAGCACTTACTATAATGTCCGCTGATTGTGTAATTTCAAATATGAGAACGAATGAAGGCAATTAATGATTACGTCATAGTAGATGTAGTAAAGGACGGTCCTAAGAAGGTTAGTGGATTACTACTGACGGATAAGACCGATTCCGATAACAGATACAAGAGAGCTGTTATAATATCCAAAGGTGATTTGGTTACTATAATAGATGAGGGAGATGTAGTATTCTATGATAAACATGCTGGGCACGATATATCCTACGAAGATAAGTTATACCGATGCATTAAAGTTAGGGACATAGTACTGGTCGAATGAGACTGACTGCACAGGACTTGAAGGATGCTCATTTTCTAAAGTATTACAGATTGATCCGAAAATGGGCGTGCAAACAAAATAAAATAAAAGAAGCAGACCTGGAATTGCTCATCTACTTGAACTGCTTAAACAGGTTTAATAGAGATGATTTCAAGAACGGAGTATATGCTTACACTTGGGATAAACACAGGTGGGAAAGATTACGCAAAGAAGGTTGGATAGAAGTTTGGAGAGAGAGGAACCGTACTACGATAAAGTACACGGTTTACAAAACGTCATTCAAGTGCAACCACTTAATAAGCAGGATCTACAGGATCTTACTAGGAGAAGAGGACGTGCCAACTACTATCAACTGCGTATATTATAATAACAAGTCTTACACGGATAAGGTTATGAATAAAGCCATAGATGATATGATAAAAGATAAAGACAGATGAGTATACTAACTAAGATTTTCTCCTCAGGAGCAACGGAACTAGTTAAAGGTATTGGTGGTGTAATAGACAATCTACATACTTCTAAAGAAGAGAAGCTAGCAGCTGAGTTAAAGATAAAAGAACTGGTTTCCAACTACGAGGTAGAAATGGAAAAACAAGTAACCAGTAGATGGCAGGCTGATATGACTTCTGATTCATGGCTATCAAAAAATACTAGACCAATAGTTTTAATATTCCTAGTAGTATCAACTGTGCTGATGATATTCATAGATGCAGGTGTAATAGCTTTCGTAGTTGAACCTAAGTGGACAGATCTATTACAATTAGTTTTAATAACAGTAATAGGTGCTTACTTTGGTGGTAGATCACTAGAAAAGGCAAAGAAAAGTAAATAACAATTAAATATAATACAATGGCTAAAAAGAATAAGATCGTGGATTTAAACCCTAAACCAGCTAAGATTTCAGCTGTACACTTAAGTGGCTTGCAAGAACTAGTCAATGGTATTAACGCAGTTCAATTCAAGATAGGTAGCGTCGAGGCTTCTAAACATTCTCTATTACACCAGTATGCTGAAATGCAGGAGTTAGTAGTCGAGAAGCAAAAAGAATTAAAAACCGAGTATGGTACTTTTGATGTAGATCTAAAGGACGGTACTATCAACTACCCTGCGGATGGAGAACCACATAATTAGAAAGATAACAATAGGTAAGGATTATAAGAATGACGCTATGCATTATGCCGTAGGACAAGAAGTCTATGGTGGTCATACTATAACTGATATTATAGAGGAGAAAACAAAGTACTCTATATACATACGTAAAGCCAATATAGTAATACCCTGGAAGGACTTTAATAAAAACATGGCTATATCTGTAGAATATAATTTAAACTACTAATGAGAGGTTTGTTCAGTTTTATAGTGGAACCTAATGGAGATAGATACAACAACTCTGTTAAAGTTGGGGATAAGTCTCTGATATTAAACACTGAGATATTCAACCACCAATATATAAACAGGGAAGCTGTTGTGCTAGAAACCCCTAAAGTAGGTAACTCTAAAATCAGTAAAGGTGATAAATTACTGATACATCACAATGTGTTCAGAAGGTGGCACAACGTAAAGGGTGTAGAGAAGAATAGTAGATCGTTCATGAGTGAGGGTAGGTATTTGATAAACGACGATCAGATATTTCTACATAAAAGCGGGAATACCACTAATTGGACTGCTATGGATGGGTTCTGCTTTGTACAACCTATAAAGTCTACCAAATATCTTGATGTCGATACGGAGGAACCATTATTGGGTATAGTAAAATATACTGATGGTACCTTCAAAGAAGGAGAGTTGGTCGGGTTCTCACCCGGGGACGAATTTGAATTTGTAGTAGAAGGCAAGAGAATGTATAGAGTTATGACTAGATTTATAAATACCAAGTATGACTATAAAGGAAACGAAGAAGAGTATAATCCAAGCTGGGCACATAGCTGTTGATGAGTTAATCAAAGTAGCTAAAGAACCTATAGTTGACTCAGATGATGACTTGACAGCAGATAAGCTGAAGAACGCTGCTGCAACTAAGAAGCTAGCTATATTCGATGCGTTCGAAATACTAGGTAGAATAGAGGAAGAGCAGAGGATCTTGGATGATCTAGACAAATCTAAAAATGATGCAAGTAAACCGAAGTTTCAAGGCTTTGCTGAAGGGAGGAAAAAGTAATGTATGAGCAATCACTATATAAAATAGTAGAACCCATAAAGCTAACAACCATAGATAGGTTGAACAAGAGTAAAAAATGGGACTATGGTCACAACAAGGAAAATGACGTTGTGGTTGTTGGTAAGAGTGGTCAAATAGGTGAGGTGATCGAGATCCAAGGATTGAGTATTGCTTTACCTAAAGTACCAAAAGATGTTTTCTCCTGTAGCAAAGACGTTAGCAAGCAGAAGTGGAAGCAATTCGCTTTAAACCCTGCATTTAAGAACATAAAAACTAGGTTCGACTGGGATAATCAACCAGCTGAATTCAAGGAGATACACTACAAATACATAGACGAAGAGTTCAAGAGAAGAGATGAAGGCTTCTGGTTCATGAACAATGGTGTACCAACCTATCTAACAGGTAGTTACTATATGTACCTACAGTGGAGTAAGATTGATGTGGGCGCGCCCGATTTCCGTGAAGCTAATAGATTGTTCTTCTTGTTTTGGGAGGCATGTAAGGCTGATAGGCGTTGTTATGGTATGTGCTATCTAAAGAATAGACGTTCAGGTTTTTCTTTCATGAGTTCAGCTGAAACCGTTAATTTAGCTACATTAGCAAGTGATAGTAGATTTGGAGTCTTATCCAAAAGTGGTGGAGATGCTAAGAAGATGTTTACGGATAAAATAGTACCTATAAGTATTAATTACCCATTCTTCTTTAAGCCCATTCAAGATGGTATGGATAGACCTAAAAGTGAACTAGCTTACCGTATTCCGGCTAAGAAATTCACTAGAAGGAAGATGAAGGAAACCGAAGAGGCTGATGACATGGAGGGTCTTGACACTACTATTGACTGGAAGAATACAGGGGACAATAGCTACGATGGTGAAAAGCTCTCCTTATTAGTCCACGATGAAAGTGGTAAATGGGAGAGACCTGACAATATCCTGAACAACTGGCGAGTTACAAAGACTTGTCTTAGATTGGGTGGTCGAGTAATCGGTAAGTGTATGATGGGCTCAACTAGTAACGCACTAGATAAGGGTGGTCAGAACTTTAAGAAGCTATACGAAGATTCACAGGTAAATAAAAGAAACAAAAATGGACAGACAAAATCTGGTTTATATTCTTTGTTTGTGCCAATGGAGTGGAACTATGAAGGATTTATTGATGAGTTCGGAGTTCCAGTCTTTGACAATCCACGCAATGATGTCTTCGGACCAACTGGTGAATTAATAGAAACTGGGGTTGTAGATTATTGGGAGAATGAAGTGGAGGGACTTAGAGAGGACCAAGATGGTCTTAACGAGTTCTATAGACAATTCCCTAGAACGGAGGAACACGCTTTTAGAGATGAAACAAAAAACAGCTTATTTAATCTAGTTAAGATTTATGAGCAGATAGATTACAATGAGGGTAACAAAAGCGCTTCTGTTTTAACCACTGGTAATTTTCAGTGGGAAAATGGAATTAAGGATACTAGAGTTACATTCAACCCAGACCCAAAGGGTAGATTTAAAGTTAGCTGGGTTCCTGGGCAGGGAATGCAGAATAATGTCATAATAAAAAATGGCGTTAAGTGGCCAGGTAACGAACACATGGGAGCCTTCGGTTGTGATAGCTATGACATTAGTGGAACTGTTGACGAGAAAGGTTCTAAAGGAGCTTTACACGGGTTAACTAAGTTCAGTATGGAAGATGCACCAGCAAATACATTCTTCTTAGAATATATTGCTAGACCTCAGACCGCTGAGATCTTCTTTGAGGACGTTCTAATGGCACTTGTATTCTACGGGATGCCAATACTCGCTGAGAATAATAAACCCCGCCTATTGTACTATTTACGTAGGAGAGGTTATAGGGGTTTTAGCATGAACAGACCTGATAAGATATGGAACAAGCTTTCTGTAACTGAGAAGGAGGTGGGTGGAATGCCCAACTCTAGTGAAGATATTAAGCAAGCTCACGCCGCTGCGATTGAAATGTACATCAACGATCACGTTGGTCACTTAGAAGATGGCACTTATGGTAATGTATACTTTGCTGATACATTGAGTGATTGGAGTAGGTTTGATATAAATAAGAGAACAAAGTATGATGCTGCTATAAGCTCTGGCTTAGCCATAATGGCTTGTAATAGACATCTATATAAACCAAACCCAGAAGTGAATAGGCAACCACTAGATATAAGCGTATCTAGGTATACTAATACCGGATTGAATTCAAGAATAATTAAAACGTAGATATGGCAGAGTCTGTTATAAACTTCCCATCCCAAGCAGTAAGTGATCTAGAGAAGATGAGTTCCGAATACGGGCTCAAAGTTGCTAGAGCCATAGAGCACGAGTGGTTTTCCGGGTCAACTAGTAAGTATGGTGATATGACTAATAACTTTCACAAGTTGAGGTTATATGCCAGAGGTGAACAGCCAATACAAAAATATAAAGATGAGTTATCTATTAATGGTGATTTATCGTACTTAAACCTAGACTGGAAACCAGTTCCAATAGTATCTAAGTTTGTGGATATTGTAGTTAACGGTATGGCTCAGAGAGCTTATGATGTTAAAGCCTACTCTCAGGATTCTTATGGCGTTAGTAAGAGAACTGAATATATGGAGTCTATGATACGTGATATGAAGTCTAAAGAGTTCAATGATGCCGCTCAACAGAGCTTAAATATGAACCTCTACGAGAATAAAAAAGAGGATCTACCTGAAACAGAGGAGGAGTTGGCTTTACATATGCAACTAGATTATAAGCAAGCAATTGAGCTAGCTAACGAGCAAGCTATCAATGTTTTAATGGAAGGCTGTAAGTTCGACCTAACTAGACGTAGGATAATCTATGACTTAGTGACTATAGGTATAGGTGCAACAAAGACTACATTTGATTGGAGCGAAGGAGCTAAAGCTCAGTACGTAGACCCGGCTAACTTAGTTTATTCGCATACGGATTCACCCTACTTTGAGGACATATACTATATAGGCGAAGTCAAGGAGGTACCTATAAATGAATTAGTAAAAGAGTTCCCTGATCTAGGTGAAGATCAGATAAAGGATATTATTGAAAACTCAGGAGGCTCAGCTTCTAAGAGGTTGAATGGGGATAAGAATAAAATATCTATATTATACTTCAATTATAAAACACATGCTAACGATGTTTATAAGCTAAAAGAAACTGGTACAGGTTCTGAGAAGGCAATACAGAAGAATGATAGGTTTAACCCACCAACAGACTTGGAGGGTAATTTTAGCAAGTTGGAGAGAGTTACGGAATGCTTATACGAAGGCGTGTTAGTGTTAGGTACCGATAAGTTGTTAAAATGGGAGATGGCCAAAAACATGATGCGTACAAAATCTAACTTCACTAAAGTTAAGATGAATTATAGCATAGTAGCGCCTAGGATGTACAATGGTAAAATAGAATCTCTAGTAAGTAGAATTACTGGCTTCGCTGACATGATCCAGCTTACGCACTTGAAACTGCAGCAAGTAATGTCTAGGATGGTACCAGACGGAGTTTATTTAGATGCTGATGGTTTAGCTGAGATAGACTTAGGTAACGGAACTAACTACACGCCTCAAGAGGCTTTGAATATGTTCTTCCAGACTGGTTCTGTCATAGGTAGATCATTTACGTCTGAAGGAGACCCTAACCCAGGTAAAATACCAATACAACAAATACAGAATGGTGGCGGTGGTAATAAGATTCAAAGTCTTATAACTACATACAACTACTATCTTCAAATGATACGTGATGTTACTGGTCTGAACGAGGCTAGAGATGCTTCCACTCCAGATAAGAACTCACTGGTAGGTATTCAAAAGCTAGCGGCGGCCAACTCTAACGTGGCTACTAGACACATATTACAGTCAATGTTACTATTAACTACTGAGACTGCCGAGGCTTTGTCGCTTAGAATATCAGACATAGTAGAGTACTCACCAACAAGGGATGCGTTCATTCAATCTATAGGGGCTCATAACGTAGCTACATTAGAGGAGATTAAAGACTTACACTTGTATGATTTTGGGATATTCATAGAGCTACTACCGGACGACGAGGAGAAGCAGATACTAGAGCAAAATATCCAAATGGCTTTAGGTCAGAAGATGATTGATCTTGATGACGCTATAGATCTTAGGGACGTTAGGAACGTCAAGTTAGCCAATCAATTACTCAAGATTAAGAGAAAGAGAAAGGCTGATAGAGATCAAGCTATGCAGCAGGAGAATATTAAAGCTCAATCTGATGCTAACATACAAGCCCAACAAGCTGCAGCTCAAGCTGAGACACAGAAAGAACAAGCTAAGGCTGAAATAGAGAGTAAGCTGGAAGAAACTAAGAATCAACTAAAGATAGCTTATTTACAACAAGAAGCTTTAGTTAAAAAAGACTTAATGAACCATGAGTTTGAATTAAGCATGAAGCTTAGTGGCATGGAGAATGAGACAATAAACAACCGAGAATCTAGTAGAGAGGATAGGAAAGACGAGAGAATAGATAGGCAGGCTGAAAATCAGCAAGCAATAAAAAAGGGTGAATCACTTAAAAAGTTTGAGTCATCAGGTAATGATATAGTTGGAGGTGGACTAGGATTAGATAAGTTTTCACCTAGATAGTTTTTAATTTTATAGTATTTTATTATGGTAGAAGATCAAGGGATCACGGCAGAGGAAGTTACAGAACAAGTAGTTGATGCCAAATTCGAGAGCGCTGGAGACGATAGCGTTGTAAAGGTAGACTTAAGTAAACCCCTAACCAATGAAACTGAAGAAGCAGAAGCTGAGCCAGCAGGAATGGTGGGCGGCAATGAGAACCCCGAAACCTCAGAAGAACAAGAAGAAGTACAACCGCAAGGGGAAGAACAAGAGGTATCAACACTAGAGGAGATAACTGACGAAGTTGTAGATGAAGCTGAGGAGGTGGTAGTTGAAACCCCTGATATTGTAAATGCTCTACCAGAGAATATACAAAAATTAGTTGACTTCATGGAAGACACTGGTGGTGACTTAGGCGATTACGTCAAGTTAAATGCCGACACTTCAAAGTTAGACAACTCAGAAGTATTAGATCAGTTCTACAAAGCCACTAAACCACATCTATCAGCAGAGGAACGAAACTTCTTATTAGAAGATAGGTTTGGGTTCGACGAGGACATGGATGAAGAGAGAACAGTTAGAGGAAAGAAAATCGCTATGAAAGAGCAAGTTGCTGAAGCGAGGGCCTATATAGACGGGCAAAAGTCTAAATATTATGAAGAGATTAAAGCTGGTAGTAAGCTCACTAATGAGCAACAGAAGGCAGTTAATTTTTTCGATCGATACAACAAGGAGTCAGAAGAAGCGGATAAGCACGCTAAATCTCAGAAAGAGTTCTTTAAGCAGAAGACTGAAACTGTCTTTAACGATAACTTCAAAGGTTTTGAATATAACGTTGGGGACAAAAGGTTTAGGTTTAATGTTAAGAATGTCAACGATGTAAAGGCAGACCAAGGCGATATTGGTAACTTTGTTCAAAAGTTTTTGGATAAAGATAACAAGATGAGTGATGCTAAGGGATACCACAAATCATTGTTTACGGCTAATAACCCTGATGCAATTGCACAACACTTTTATGAACAAGGTAAGGCAGATGCGATCAAGGAGACTATAGCTAAAAGCAAAAACATTGACGTAAATTCTAGGGGTACTCACGGTGAAACAAACGTAGGTGGTCTAAAAGTTAGAGTGCTTGGTGAAGGTTCAGATGACTTCAAATTCAAAATTAGGAAAAAGAAATAATTAAACTTTAAATTTTTTAAATCATGGCAATACAAGTAATTAATCCGGGAACGAACTTAAACACGGTCCCAACGCCAGCGGCGGTAGCTCTAGCGTCTAACTATATAGACTTTACGTCGGCTGCTACTAAAGGCTGGGGACAACAGTATGTTCCAGACCTTATGGCAAAAGAAGCTGAAGTCTTTGGTAATAGATCCGTATCTGGATTCTTAGAGCAAGTAGGAGCTGAAGAAGCTATGCAAGCTGATAGAGTTGTATGGTCTGAACAAGGTCGTCTTCACTTATCTTACACAGGTTTGGTGAGTGGTACTGGAGTTATAACTATAGCAGAAGATATTGATGGTAATTCAGTTGATGCGACTGGAGAAGCAGGACATGGTGTTCGTGTTGGTGACACTGTTATTGTGTCTAAAGCTGGTACTTCTGGTGCAACGGTTAAATGTTACGTATCCGACGTTACGGCTCTGGCTGTGACAGTACTACCTTATTCGGTGGCTACTCTAGTTACGCATGCTAATATAGCGGCTGGTAATACTGTGTCTTTATTCGTTTATGGTTCTGAGTTTGCTAAAGGTCAAGAGGGAAGAACAGGGTCTAACAGTCCTACTTTTAAGTCTTACTCTAACAAGCCAATTATCATGAAAGATTTGTTTGAGGTTTCAGGATCTGATGCATCTCAAATTGGTTGGGTAGAAGTTTCTGGTGAAGAAGGACAAAGTGGTTACTTATGGTACTTAAAGGCTGCAGGTGATACTAAAGCTAGGTTTACTGATTATTGTGAAATGGCAATGATAGAAGCTGAATTGACGAATACTACCGCGAGTTCTACTGTACCTGTTGATGGTTCGGAAGGTTTATTCGCTGCTATAACAGATAGGGGTAATGTATCTTATGGATCAACTGCATTCGCTATGACTGACTTTGACGCTATACTTAAGGAGTTTGATAAGCAAGGAGCTATCGAAGAGTACATGATGTTCTTAGATAGAACTATGGCTTTACAAATCGATGATATGTTAGCTGGTTTAGGTAACAATGCTTCTGGATCTGCTTATGGTGTATTCGATAATGATGAAGACATGGCCTTAAACTTAGGTTTCTCTGGTTTTAGAAGAGGTTCTTATGACTTCTATAAAACTGACTGGAAGTACTTAAACGATAAGTCTACTCGTGGTGGAGTTGTTGATGGACAAATTGATGGTGCTGGTGCAGGGGATATCGAAGGGGTATTTGTTCCAGCTGGAGTTTCATCTGTATATGATCAAAACTTAGGGAAGAACTTGAAACGTCCTTTCTTACACGTTCGTTATAGAGCTTCTCAAGCAGATAACAGAAAGTTCAAAACATGGACCACTGGTTCTGTTGGAGCTACTACATCTGCTTTAGATGCAATGCAAATGCACATGTTAACTGAGCGCTGCTTAGTTGTGCAAGGAGCTAACAACTTCATGATGTTACGTGGGTAATATCTAATATTATATAACCGAAGGGACAAATCTCTTCGGTTATATTTTTTTAATCTTTTTAATTATATTATATTATGGCGGGTAAAGCTAAAAAAACAGCAGTGACCGAGGAGGTTATTGTAGAACAAGAAGTTATTAAGTCAGTGAAGCAGCCTATTGTTGAAAAACAAGAAGATGCTTGGGAACTCAAAGATAGATTTTACTACCTATTAAATAACGTTTCACCATTGACATATAGAATACGTTGCAAAGGTAGGTATTACTTTGATCCTGAGGCTAACTACGAAAGAGAATTGTTGTATACTAGAAATCAAAAGACGGTTTTTGTAGACGAGATGGTTGGAAATAAGCAGTTAGCTAATGTAACATTTTTCAATGGAGTATTAATGGTCCCTAAAAACCTACAACCTCTTCAGAAGTTACTGTCATTGTATCACCCAGAGAAGGGTAATACGTATGCAGAGAGAGATGATGAGGCTATAGCGGAATACGAGACAGATAGTATAGAGTTAGAATTGGAAGCAATGAATGCTGCTGTCGAACTAGATATTGACATGGCAGAAGCAATCATGCGTGCTGAGATTGGATCTAAGGTGTCTACTATGAGTTCTAAGGAGCTTAAACGAGATTTACTTGTGTTTGCTAAGAGAAACCCTAACCTGTTCCTAGACTTACTAGGTGACGATAATATACACCTTAGGAATATTGGTATAAAAGCCACTGAGTTTGGTATTATTAAATTATCTGATAATAACAGGACTTTCACGTGGGGATCTAACAACAGGAAGTTAATGACTGTTCCGTTCGACGAACACCCATATTCAGCTCTTGCATCTTGGTTTAAGACCGACGAGGGTATGGAGGTTTTAAACTCAATCGAGAAACGATTAAACTAATATAATTAGTTACAACACTTGTAGCCACTCTTAACCGGGTGGCTATTTTTGTTTCCCATAGTAACATATCACTATCTTATGTGATTATATTATTGTAAAATAATAGCATAAAGTAAAGGAAAATGGCGATAAGCATAGATACAGTATATCAAAGGGTTTTAGCTCTAGCTAATAAAGAACAGAGAGGTTATATAACGCCTCAAGAGTTTAACTTGTTAGCAGGTAAGGCTCAGCTAGACATTTTTAACCAATACTTCCACGATTATAAAACGGCATTGTTAAGCCCGGGTAGTCAGAGTAAAACATCTGATGATATAGATACTATTCGTGAGAAGATTGCTATGCACAGAGTAGTTGGTGGTAGTATATCCGCTGAAGGAACTATTGGAATTGCTAGCGGTCAAATCCATTGGTTAGAGAATGTTTATAGTAAACCTCAATCGCATAGAGTGGTTAAAATAACATTCGGTGATGGTGGTGATATTACAGATGAGTCATCTAAAGTCCGCCTCCGCTCTTACCGCGGTAGTATTGGGGCGCTTGCAGAAATGGAATTCGATTTCATCTTTAATACAGGTGCAGATACAATAAATAATTCTTTACAGGATGATGTTGTTATCGGGGTTTTAGGTACTGATACAAGTACCCAGATAGCACAGAAGTTCACTTACGCAGTCAATAATTACAGTCCATATCACTCAGCTACGTCTAGCAATAATATTGTAACTGTAACTTATACTCAAATCTACAACTGGGCTGTGGATGAAGCATTGGCAAATATAACTAATACTAGCATTTCGGACCCCACAAGTTCCGGACTTACAAACTATATTACATACGAGGAGATTGACAAGAGTGATTGGGCTTACGTAATGGGTAGCTCAAAACTTAAGCCTTTAGCTAGTATGCCAACGTACTACAGGAAGAATGCTTTATCAATAGTATTATACCCTACTCCCAGTGCTGCAATACTTTGTGATTACATAATTAAACCAGGGTTACCTAAGTGGGGTTATAACGTAGTTGGGAATAAGGCTCTATACAACTCGAGCACTTCAATTAACTTTGTTATACACAATTCAGAAGAGAGTAACTTGACAAATAAAATATTAGAACTTGCAGGTATTGTTATAAACAAACCAGGTTTATCTGAGGTTATACTTAGAAACCAAGCAGTTAAAGAAGCAAAAGAAAATAGATAATTATGGGATTACTAAATGGAATAACACATAAAGCGTATAACGATACCATTGGCAATAAGGGGAATTACCAGTTTGTAACCTTAGACGATATTATAAGTTCGTTCATGGTAGT